GAACGCGGCGCCGACGTTTATCTTTTGGCCAACTCCAAAGAGCAGGCCGGCATCGTATTCAACGAATGCGGAACCCAAATTAAAAACAGTAAAATCGCATCCCGCTTCAGAGTGCTGCGGAATGCGATTTTTTATGACCGGACAAACGGCTCCATTCAGCACCGCGCCAGCGACAGCCGGAAGCTGGATGGTTTGAACCCAAGCATGGCCATCTTCGATGAGATCCATGCTTTTTTGAATTTCAAGCTGATCAACGTTATCAAGCGCGGTATGAACAAACGCCGGCAGCCGCTTGCCCTATACATAACCACCATGGGCACGGTTTTGGACGGTCCGCTGATGCACTTTTATACCCTGTTCACCGACGCCATGATTCCCGGCAAGCTGCGCGAGGATGTTGCCGACAGAATGTTTACATTCATCTGTGAACTGGACGCAGAAGATGACGTCAATGATTGGAGCAAGTGGATCAAGGCTAATCCTTCCATCGGCGTGCTGCTGGATCTGGAGCAGCTGAAGGGTGACTGGGAACGATGCAAGCATATCCCCCAGGAACGCAGTGACTTTATCTGCAAGCAGCTGAACATATTCACGAACAACGCCGAAGCCAAATTTGTGGATTTTGAGGTATTGAAGCGAAACAACCGCGTAATTGACGAAAACAGCCTGCTGGGCCGTGATTGCTGGGGCGGTTTTGACCTTTCCATGACGGAGGACTTCACCGCAGCTGCGCTGGAGTTCGCGCTGGAGGATGGCGCTTATTATTGGCTGGGCCATACCTGGATTCCCGAAAAGAAGGTACTGGCCGACAATGAAAAGATTCCTTACTACGAATGGGCTATGCAGGGGCTGCTGACCATTGTGCCGGGTGAATACGTGCGATATGAACTGGTGCAGCAATGGTTCAGGGAAGCTAGTAAAAAGTACCAGATCAGATCCATCGGTTATGACCCAGCCAACGCCATGCGCCTGGTGCAGAGCATGCAGGCAGACGGCCTGCAGTTGAATGTGGTGCGCCAGGGACCGCTGACGCTGAATGCGCCCATGAAGAATATCCGCGAAGTTCTGCTGGACGGCAAGCTGGTACACAACAACAATCCGTTGAGCCGCTGGTACCTGGACAACATCAAGATTCGCCAGGGCACCCGCGATGCAGAACATGAAAACTGGCTGCCCAGCAAGGCTGGGCGGTATTCCAAGATTGATGGCTTTGCTGCGCTGCTCAATGCGCACGCAGAGCAAATGCGCCTGAATCCGGCCGGTCACTACAGCGGCGAAGCTGGATTCACCATTATTTCACTGTGATGGAGGGATTGATATATGGGTGTATTTTTCAACAAACGCAAGCCCCGGAGCCGGGACCGCCCCGACGCCAACAGCAAGAAGGATGCTTCCTTCCCCCTTTGGAGCGTTATCCAGAACGCGATTGCCAGCAAAGAGCTGAAGGGCAGCGAAGCGGTATATGCCGCAGTGAGCCGCATCGCCAATACACTGGCCTGTATGCCGATGCACTTCTACAAGGATTATGAAATCCAGAGAGATGATCCCCGAGAAAAGTGCGTAGCATATGCGCCGAATTCTTCCATGACGCCTTACAACCTGAAGCTGGCTGTGGAAACATGCCGCCTGGTATATGGCACTGGATATATTCTGTGCGTGCCGGAGGCCGACGGCGTAACGCTGGATCGCATGGATCCCATCGACCCGCGCCGCGTAACGGTTCTTCGCAATCCGGAAACCAAAGAGATCTGGTATAGAATTACCCTGGATGACGGCAGCACGGTTACTGTTCACTCCACCTGGATGATTGTGCTTCATCACATGAGTACGGACGGAGTTACCGGCATCAGTCCCATTGAGGTTTTGGGCGGTACTCTGGACTATGACCGCAAGGTGCAGGATATCAGTGTAAATCAGCTGGAAGGCTTCACCGACAGCATTGTGCTGAGTTTCCCCACTCACCTTGACAAAGAAACCCGCGAGAAGCGCACGGAGGAATTCCTGAAGGCCTATAAGAGCAGCCGCGGCCACGTGATTATCCTGGAAGGTGGCGTAACTGTAGATAAAATCGCCGGCACCATGATGGATCCGAAGATCCTGGATGTGGATAACATCACCAAACGCAAGGTGGCCAGTGTGTACAACATGCCGCCCCGCATGCTGGGTGATACGACTGCATCCGGATACAGCACCAGCGAACAGGATAAGATGGAGTTTTTGACGCTGACCATGCTGCCCATTGTGACCCAATGGGAACAGGCCTTCGACCGCAAGCAGGTGACCTATGAGGACATCTGCAAGGGATATGGCTTCCGGCTGGATATGGAGGCTGTTAACCGCGGCGATACTGACGCCATGAGTAGCCGACACCAGAAGCTGGCACGCAGCGGCGGCCTTCGTCCCAACGAAATCCGCAAAGAAAACGGATATCCTCCGGATCCTTTCGGTGACGAGCTGCTGATCAGCCGTGATATGATTCCCCTGCGTGTGGCCATCGAGCATCCTGAAATGCTGCTGGGCGGCAAGGTTGAAAATACCGCCGGGGATAAGTAGCCAGTTAGATGCGTTTTTGTATTTTTAGTGGAGGTTGATATGTTGAACGGTATGACCCGTGCTGACATACGGGATCGGCTTAGCAACTGGGGATGTTGGCCAGAAATCCTTAAGCGTTTGCTTAGGGATAAAGAGGTTGCCAAGAAGTGGCTGGATGAAGATGGCGGTGAAAAAGCCCGTGAACTTCTGAAAGAGATCGATACGGAAATTGATCTGCTGCTTGCCCGGCGTGCAACCATGTCGAAGCTGGTGGCACAGCTCCCCGGAGATGAGCAACACATATTGGTGCTCCATTACGAACAAAAATGCAGCTGGGTCCAGATCGGTATGCGCCTGAATTGCGATGAACGCACCGCACGCCGTATCGAAACCCGCGCTGTAGATCGTATAGCAAAGCTGATGGATGCTTAATCTTGACAACCACGCATCGGGTTTTTTCTTCCATATGCAGCCCGGTGCGGATTCAGGCTATAAGCCGAGCCCGTTTTCCTTTTGGCGGGCGGCCCCTGCCGCACAAAAACAAATCGGTAATATAAGGGGCCTGGCTGGAAGATCCATTTGGATCCTCCAGCCTTTTTTATGCGAGGTGATATCTATGAGTGATTTCTGGAGCTTTCAGAACAACAGCAACAGCAGCGGCCGGAATTTGTGGATTCTGACCGAGATCGCTGCGCGGGAAAGCTGGTGGAGCGATGTGCTGACGCCCAAACGCTTCATCCGGGATCTGAATAGCAGCAGCGGAGATTTGACTGTATGGATTGACAGCCCTGGCGGTGACGCCTTTGCCGGTGCCGCCATTTATGAGGCATTGCGCAGCTACAGTACCAGCGGCCGCGGCAAGGTATATGTGAACATTATCGGCCTGGCTGCAAGCGCCGCGGGCCTGATCGCCATGGCTGGCGATGAGGTGCGCATCAGCCTTGTGGGCACCTTCATGCTTCACGATCCCTGGAGCGGTGTGCAGGGCAACGCAAAGAGGCTGCGCGCAACCGCCGATGTGCTGGATGAGATCCGCGAAGGCCAGATCCGCGCCTACATGCGCAAATCCGGCAAAACCCATAATGAGGTGCTGGCCCTGATCGAGGACCAGGGTACCTACATGAACGCGCAGACGGCAATCAAAAACGGCTTTGCCGATTCCATTCTGAATGAGGATGAATCCGGCAAGGAATGGATGAAGGCCGCAGCTGATGTGCGCGTAAACAGCTGCCTGGAACGTGAAACGGATTACCTCCAGGCATATGTGGCCTCCAAGGCCGAACCCGAACCCAAACCCGAAAACAACAACGTAATGAGGGCGTTTTTCCGCGCCTGTTTTGAGGAGGAATGAATCATGGCAGCAATCGTAAAGAACATCGAACAGATCCGCGCCCAGCTTGCAAGCGTTACCAAGGAAATCAAGAGCTGCAGGGAAGCAGGCATTGCCCTGGCAAACGACAACACCTCCAGCCAGGAGCAGCTGCAGGCGAAGATGGATGAGCTGGAAGGCCTGAAGGCCCGCGCATCTATTCTCAGGGAAGCCATGGATGAAGCCATGGAGGCCCAGAGCCAGAATGTTACCGAGATGAAGGCCCACGTGGACGGCATCCAGGCTGCAGCTTCCAAGTTCAAGAGTTCCGGTGACTTCTTCAGCGTAGTGGCCCGCGCATCCAACCGCGAAAACCCCGTGGTAGATCCCCGCCTGGCTGAATACCTGAATGTACGCAGCGCAGCCAGCGGCCAGAACCTGACCACCGACAGCGAAGGCGGCTATCTGGTGCCCCCGGATTACGCAGCTGAACTGCTGAACGTGGCACAGAGCGAATCCGTACTTTTCCCGGAAGTTACCCGCATCCCGATCAGCGGCAACCGCTTGATCGTGAATGAGATCGACCAGGAAACCCGCAAGGACGGCAGCACTGATGTGAAGGGCCGCAACGGTGGTCTGCTGGCATACTGGACCGCTGAAGCCGGCGATTATACCGCCACCAAGATGAAGTTCAAGCCCAACCAGACCGATCTGCACAAGCTGACCGGCGTGTGCTATGCAACTGAGGAAATGCTGGAAGATCTGCCGGCCATGGGCGGCTACATTGCCCAGGGCTTTGCAGATGAATTCACCTTCAAGATTGATGACGGTATCCTGAACGGTACTGGCAGCGGCATGCCCCAGGGCATTCTGCACAGCGGTAACGGCGCACTGGTAACCGTTGCAAAGGAAGCCGATCAGGCCGCAGCCAGCCTGGTGCTGAACAACATCTTGAAGATGTTCAACGCCATGCCGGCACGCAACCGCAAGAATGCAAAGTGGTATATCAACCAGGATCTGGAGATCGTACTGATGCAGATCCTGATGAACACCGGCAGCATCGTAGCCGGCGAAACCACCGCAAACTTCGGCGTTCCGCTTTATGTGCCCGCAGGCGGCCTTGCGTCTGCCCCCAATGGCCTGCTGCTGGGCCGTCCGATCGTTCCGATCGAACAGGCAAGCGCCCTGGGTACTGCCGGTGACATCAACTTCCTGGATCTGAGCCAGTACCGCTGGATTGATAAGGGCGGCATGAACGCACAGACCTCCCTGCATGTACGTTTCCTGCAGGATGAGATGGCTTTCAAGTTCACCTACCGCTGCGGCGGCAAGCCGATCTGGAGCAACAAGATTTCCGCCTACAAGGGCACGACCGAGCGCAGCCCCTTTGTTACCCTGGGCACCCGCGGCTGATAAGGCGGTGGCAGCATGGCGGATTTGAACGGACTTCGGGATCACGCCATTATTGATGCCGACACGACCGACAGCAAGCTCCAGCTGTATTTAGATGCTGCAAAGCGGTATTTCAAAAAGGCTGGCGTTAAAGAACCGGAAGAGGCTGATCCGTTGTATGATTTGGGCGTGTATCAGCTGGCTGCGTTTTACCATGATAAACGCATTCCGCTGGGTTCTGAGATTGCCAAGGATGAATTGCCGTTTGGCATCAGCGGCATTATTCATCAGCTGAAAGAGAGCTGGTGAAGATATGGCACATGTAGACCCCGGCGAGCTGAAATACAATGTGCAGATCCTGATCCCCACATTGGAAACAGACGCGAACAATCACTACATAAAGGGGCCGGATAAGATCATACGCACCCGCGCTGCTGTGCGTGCGGCCAAGAGCCGCGATGAAATCACAGACGGTGCTGAGCGTGCGATCGAAACCCTGCAGCTGATTGTACGCTGGAGAACAGATGTAACCACGGCGGCGGCTGTGAATTTTCGCGGCCGCCGTTATGAAGTGGAATTTGTGGATCCCACGCCCTGGGCCGGATGTTATATGCGGATTCGGGCAGTGAGCTATGATGTGGGTGTAGGTGAATAGTATGGGCCACATAAATTTCAATGTTGACGCCGCCAGCATGAATGATGTGATTCGGCAGCTGGATGCTGTAGGAAACCTTGGCCAGCATGCCACCAAAGCCCTGACTGCCGGCGCAGAAATTGTACTGCGTGCCGCAAAGGAAAGCGCACCGGTGCGAACCGGTGAGCTGAAAGGGGCGCTGAAGATCGGCCGCCGCAAAAAGACCCGTGACCGCTACGCCGTGGAGGTGGGCACCTTCTATCCGGAAGCAGCCCATGCGCACCTGGTTGAACGCGGACACGGCGGCCCGAAGCCTGCACCGGCCCATCCATTCCTGGAGCCTGCCGTGGAAAGCACGGAGGATGCGGTGGTTGACGCCATTATGGAGGAGCTGATGCGAGGATTATGACGATTCACCAGATTATGGCTCAGATCTTCCAGGAAGCAGAGATCCCCGGATTTTTGCAGGTATGGAAGCAAACGGAGCAATACCCAGCCATTCCCGACAAGTTTTGCACATACATCGTTACCACGGACAGTGTAGCGCTATCTGCTGATGACGCCCCT